ACACGTTCGAATGAGTTGAACAATTAATTAAAAATAAAGGTTATATGGCAAATTATCAAAATCAGCAAGAATTACAAATGTATTTTAAGGAATTGAATAACATTCCTGTAATGACTCCTAATAGAGAAAGAGAATTATCACTAATGATGCGTAATGGAGATACTACGCAAATTCAAAAAGATAGAATAGTTAAAGAATTACTTGAGGGTAATTTAAGATTCGTAATTAAAATAGCTAATAAGTATCAAAACCAAGGAATGGATTTGGTTGACTTAATATCGGAAGGTAATTTAGGTTTAATGAAAGCTATTGATAATTTTGATTGGGAAAAAGAATTAAGATTTATTACTTATGCTGTTTGGTGGATTAAGCAATCTATTTTAGAAGCTTTAAATGAAAATAGAACAATTAGACTCCCAATGAATATTCTTCAGGATATAAGTAATGCTAAGAAATTAGCCAGAGACACTAACACTGAAATTGATGATAAATTCACCAGCTATGCTAAAACCATCTCTGCTGATAATTGGATGAATGATGAAGGTGATACATTCTTTAACATTTTAGAAAATAAAGATACCCCATTACCAGATGAAGGGATTGATGATGAAAATCCTTTAAAATCCAAATTAAGAAACGCAATGTTAGTACTTAATGCTAAGGAAAAGGAAATTATAGAGAGATATTTTGGGTTTGATGGTATGCCTGATTCATTTGATACATTGAGTGAAGATTTTGGATTAACTAAAGAAAGAATCAGACAGATTAAAGAAAAGGCATTACAAAAACTTCGTACTAGAAATTTAATTTTAAATTAATATTCACGTAGGTGGTGCTTACGGCGATAAAAAATCAACGTTGGCGCGTTTTGTGGGTAATTTTAGTCTATTGCGTAATGACACTAAAAAACGTTTAGTAATCGAAAATGATGACAGCCCAAATGAATATTCTGTTAAAGATTTAAGCGAATATTAATAATTAAATAAATAGAAATTATGACAAGAAGTACAAGAATTGAAAAGTTAAATGATTTAGCATTTTTAGTGGGATTACAAGGTAGAGTTTGGAAATACCATCCTGATAATCCAAAGGCTGTTGATGTTAAAGAGGAATATATATCACTCCAAAAAGAAATTGATGAAATAGAAAAAGAACTATCAGATAGTTAAAAAAATAGTTTTGTTTTACCCCTAAAAGGTGGATGGTTGAAAAACCATCTGCCTTTTTTTATTGGTGTGAATATAATTTGGAATGGTGATATTTATAACATATATTATAGTTTTAACAATTAGTTTATTAAATAATGAGTCTTAATTCTGAGGATAGATTACTAGAAGTTTATAATGAAATTGATAATTTAAATCTTTTTCCAAGTTTTTACTCGCAAATAGACAAAATGCAGACTCAACCCAAACATAAACATAAAACTGTCCCTGAAAAATGGGAGTATGCTTTAGATAAGGTAAAAGGAAACAATATTAATGATTAACGTAGATAACTTATTTAATCTATTTCCCTCTGAGGAAGAAGATAGTGAAGTATACATAGGTTTTACTGAAAGGCCCATGTATAAGTTAGGTATGTATAAAAAATTAGTTTTAAACTTTCTTACTTTTAAAGAGAAGGTAGTTTCATTTTTAAAAGACGCCAATGCTGAATTAAGTGAAGATGAAATGGGGGAAGCTGGGGCTTTAATAGCATATACTAGAGCTTGGGGTTATATAGAACAAATAGAAATTAACAATCCAGAACACATTGAAGCTATAAAAGAATATAGCAATGATGAAATGGTACAATCCTTAAATTTAGGGATTTTCTACTATGAAAGACATGAAGAATACGAAAAATGTGCTTTCTTACTACAAATACTAAATCTTTCAAAATAATTTTTTAAAAATCTCAAAAGTAATTTGGCTTTTGGAATTCACTCCGGTATATTATAAATACGGGGTTAAAAAGTATTGAGAATGGTTGAGAAAAATAGGGTATTGAGGTATATGGTATATGATGTGTGAGGGGGGTAAAGGTACCTTGGATATATGAGTATGGGGGTGTATATTGGAGTATATATAAAAATAATTAATAAATAAATAAAATGGCATTTAGAAACAAACAAGGTATTGATAAAGGATTTACCAATGTAAAATCCGGAATTAAAACATTAGATTTAATGGTTTCCCGAGGAGGATCATCTGTTGAGGATTTTAGAAAAAAACTTAAAGAAGTTTACGAAAAACTAGAAAACCTAGAATCATTAGTAGAACGTGAAGCTAATGTTATGAGAAACGGATAAAATATAATTATGAAATTAACAGCAGAACAAATCCAGTCAAATTGGGAAATTTTCCTCAATAATATTGAAGTACATATTACTGGAGAGCGTAAGGACCAACTATTAAAATTTTATGAAAAGTATGGAGATCGTATTATGATGATGCCTGCTGCCCATAAAAAAGAATACCATTCAGCATTCCCAGGGGGATATGTTGATCATGTTAATCGTGTAGTTAGATGTGCTCTCAAGCAATCAGAATTATGGAGTTGTGAAGGTTGTGATATGTCAACATTTACAGAAGAGGAATTAGTATTCTCAGCTATAAACCATGATTTAGGTAAGATGGGGGATAGTGAAAATGATGCTTATATACCTCAGACAGATAAATGGAGGAAAGATAAATTAGGTGAAGATTATATGTTTAATAAAAAATTAGCATTTGCTTCAGTTCCAGATAGAGGATTATTTCTACTCCAGCAACATGATATTAAATATACATTTAATGAAATGATGGCGATTCAAACACATGATGGTTTATATGACTCAGCAAATGACAAATATTTAAAAGGATTTATGCCAGAGCAAAAGCCTCGTACATCTTTACCTTATATACTACATCAAGCAGATATGATGGCCGCAAGAATTGAATTTGAAGTTGAATGGTTACCTAAGTTCAAAAATAACGTGGATGCTAGTAAAAAGAATTTTACATTAGATGGTGTAAAGAAAACTTCAACTAAAAATAAGGCTTTAGGTTCTATTCAAAGTGAAGGTTTAAAAAACATTTTTGATAAATTATAATGGAAATTACAACAACAACAATACTTATTTCAGTTTTAAGTTTTATAGTCCTAATTTTAGGATATACAACTATTAATTTACTTAAGAAAAATGAAAGGGCAGAAGATATTGTAGTAGGTTACCTTGAATATTTAGATAAAATATCTAGAGTAATAGAGGTAGCAGATGAAAGAGTTAAAAAGATAGATATCAAGGGTTCATTCGAATCTGATGATGAAGTAGGATTTTTCTTCAAACAAATAAAACAAATCCAATCAATCTTAAATGATTTTCAGTTAAAAGGAGAAAAATAATTCATGGATTATATAATAAAGAGAAAAAAATCCCAAAAGCAGGGAAGGGTATATTTCACAAAAGAAACAGAAGCAGCTATTGTTAAATACAATAATTCTACTAATGAGTTAGAACGAAGTGAATTATACCAAGACCACATCCATTGGCCATTTTATAAACTCACAGAAAATATAATCCACACTTTCAAATTTTATTATACAGATGGTGTTGAAAATTTAGAGGATTTACAACATGAAATAATTGTATTCCTTTTAAGTAAAATACACTTATTTAACCCTGAAAATGGAGCTAAAGCATATTCATATTTTGGTACTATTGTAAAGCGTTGGTTAATAGTGTATAATACCAAAAATTATGGTAATAAAATAAAAAATATCGCCATATCTGATCTTAATCATTATTCACAATTAGACACATCAGATCCCGCATTTATTACATCAAGCAAACGTGAAGCAGATATTAGTACTGTTACTGAGTATGAAGAATTTAGTAATAAAAATCTAAATGAAACTAAAAATTACAAACATGAAGATCGTTTATCTATATTTATAGATCAATACACTGAATATGTTACTGATATAATTTATGATTTATTTCCTAAAGGTAATGATGCTTCAATAGCTGATGCTATATTAGAATTATTTAGAAAAAGAGATGCTATTGATGTGTTTAATAAAAAGGCACTTTATATCTACATCCGTGAGATGGTAGATGTTAAAACCCCTAAAATCACTAAAATAGCTAATAAATTATATGCTATATTTAAAGAAAAATATATGTTCTATTTAGAGCATGGTTACTTCCCACCAAAATAATTTAAAGTTTACATATTTATAATCAAAAGCATTATGGGACAATTAGATTCACAAGTTTTTGGTAATAAAACATTCTCAGATATTTTAGAGGAAATTTATAACAACCAGAAAAAACGAGATGCTCAAGTAGTAGCATTAATATCAGAATTAAAACCATTAGTTCAAGAGATAGGAGATGCAACTCTTATTGTACCTTTAATAAAAGAATACATGGAGATTGGAGTTAAAAATGATGAGGCTTTAATTAAAATGGCTACTATTATTCAAAGATCTCTTTCGAATATTAATGATGAGGGTGGTTTAGGGATAACAGATGAAGAAAAAGAAGCATTATTAGCTGAAATGGATAAGTTAAATAATAGTAAGGAAGAGAATGGCTAAAAAAAGTGGGGTAGGATTAGGGATATTTTCATCTCCTAATTTAAATAAAGATATAAATCAAGTTTTTACCCATGGTAGGGTAAAATTTGCTATAACTAACTCTACAACTTACCCTGATAGTTTTAAAAAATTTGGTGAGTGGGCTACTATAGGTGCTATATTTTTTGAAGATATAAATAACCCTCAATCAAACCCAAATTCATCAGCAAACACCATAGCATATCCTTTAAATCCAAACTCATCAAATATTCCCCTTACAAATGAAATAGTTTACATAGTAAAATTACCTAATTCCCAAATTCAAGGTAATGTAAACTCATTTTCATATTATTATTTTAATCCTTTAAATATATGGAATAGTGCCCACCATAATGCTATACCTGATGGGATATATGCTGATACTATTCCTGAATCTCAACAACAAGATTATATTCAAACTGAAGCTGGTATTGTAAGACGAGTTACAGATGGCAGTACAGAAATTAATCTAGGAGATACCTTTCAGGAATCGTTAGAGGTAAGAAATTTACAACCATTTGAAGGTGATATAATACATCAAGGTAGATGGGGTAATTCTGTTAGATTTGGT